CCAGCATCTTTTCCCAAAACGTATCCCCATCGGGCGGGTTGGTAGCACCCCATACCTTGTGAATCTGCGTGCCGTCATCTGCGCAAGCACCCACACCATTCATTGTTTTATCAGGGTATCTACCTAGACGACCCGTCAGTGCGTTGTAAATGTCGGGGTTAATCTCCCGAAACTCGTCCATTACGCCAAACGTCAACTGCAACGACAGTAACCGTCTTACGTCGTTGGCATCGTCAAGTCCACGAAACAGAATCTCGCACTCAACGTCGTCAAACTTAAGCAAAAACTTGCTGTTGGTCTTTTCCAACAAACCAGCTTCCCCGTCTGGAAACCACTTCAAGAAGTCCGGTATGGTCGTGTCCCACAGCATCTGGCGGGTGTTACGAATCACAGCGCATCGTGATTTTCGAATGCCGTCGGGCCCAGCTTTAACTCGTTTAGCCTCATAACCAATCTTGATTAGTGATGCTGTTGTCTTTGTAGAACCCACGGGGCCTACAACAAAGTTAGCAAACTTGTCCGACGCTAAAAATGGAACTATTGATACCGGCGGTGTATATACAAGATTAGCCATCTATTGTCACAGGTGTAGGTTGCTGATTTGGAAAGTTTATCGTAATACTAAACTTAGGAGCCTGCTGTGTATTGGTGTCCACAGCCTTTTTATCAGGTTTTAGCCCCGCTACATCCACTAGACTGTTAAATACAGACAGTTTTTGCAATATGGTTGTGTCCATGCTGATAGCCTGCTTAAACATCTGACTCATCATTTCGTCAGCCATAAGGCCTGCTTTGAGGCGAAACGTCATTCCGTTCCTCTCAAACTCCGCACGCTGTGTCTGCACTGCTGTGATAAATGGAGGCCACTGCGATAAGCGCTCCCACTTCTCACCTTCAAAACCAAACCTGGATGCAACCAACGCTGGGTCTTCAAGTCCTGCTGCGCACTCCCACACTAGCTGGGGCGGGATATCCAAAGTGACGTGAGGCTCATTTGACGCTGGTGCCATTGCAAATTCTGAATGGTTAACGTGTATGAGATCACTGTTCATTTCTTAAGGTACTCCATGACCGCCCGCCTAATGAGCTCGCTCACAGTTGCCCCCGTGCGTTTGGACTCCGCACGCAGGGCTTCCAACAAGTCTTCAGGTAAATGAAGGTTGTATCGCTTCACTTTTTCTTAGCTGTTTTAGCGGACTTAATGAAGTCCATTTTGCTAGGGGCACCTTTATCACCAGGTTTGCGCATTTTCTCTTTAGAGCCAGCGGCCATGCGGTCTTTCTTTGCGTTGATGTTTGCATAAAGTCCAGGTTTAGTAGCCATGTGAATCTCCAAATAGGGTTGATATGGTGTGTATGTTATGGGTTTTATGCGGGTTGTCAAGTGTTATGTATAAGGTGTGTAGACGTGTGTATATGTTGAAAAATGGGACTTGTTAAATGAGCAATAGGTAAAGTAGCGGCCCCCCTCCCAATCCACTTTGTCCACCCCCTCCCCCTGACCGCTTGTCGGGTCAAAACCATAGGTGTAGGGTGATCGTGCCCTCGATACCGAGCTCTTTAACAAGCAACATTGTCTAATTTATATGCCCTTCGTGCGTCATGGCTCACGCTATCGATGCCTAGGTCTATCAAGTAAGTTATGCAATGCGGTCGATCATTAAAAATTTAATAGCGTTTTAGCAGTTTGGGTGAAGTAACTGCTCGGTGAAATCCGCTTCTATGACCTAAACCCTATGGGCATGGTCTAAACACACGAATGGCAAAAGTGTGGGAGGCGGTTTTATGGAGTGCATTACATGGTGTAGTGTATTCCACGAAACTCACTTATTGGAGAAATCTATGTCCACCGAAATCGCAATCATTGACGCTAATGCTTCGTTCACTATGTCCGTGAAAAAGCCCGAGAAAACTGGCTCACTGGCTCGTGCGATTGCCTTCGCTGACTCTGCATCACGCAAGGGTTTGGCTAATGCAATCTACTTGAAGCAACTGTCTAATGGTCAATTCCGTCCATTGGCTCGTGACATTGTCGATACTTTAGTTCCTAAATCAGCTCAGCCATATGTAATTGGTTTGATCCCTGCATCAGGTCCAATGAATCGTGACAACTTGATCAGCTTGTGTTCTGCTGTGCAGTCTGCTGTACTCTTGAAGGGTACTGAACTTAAAGGTCAAAAGGCTTTCATGTTCAACTTGGTTGAGCGCATCATTGAGTCCAACACATCTGACGTGCTTGAAGCTTAATGTCAACTCATATCTTGCCACGGGGTGTATCAATTGCCCCAATGCCCCGACTTCGTGATGGCGAAGTCGGTCGGAAGGTTCAAGGCGGCTTGCCGCCTGAGCCGTACCGATCTGCCAACTGTAGGCTTACTGCGCTACATTCATCTAACCCAACACGACACACCAAGTATCGCAAAGCCACGCACGCAACCAAGACTTTTCGTGTGAAATGAATATTCCGTGTGGTTGCCACGGAATATTGTCTGGAAAATTCATAAGTTGTTGATTTTATTGACCAATCTTAATTGAATTTTCAAATATTCAAATATTCTATATAAATAATGCACACACACGTGAGCGTGTTCGTGCCAACACAATGTGTCTAATGATCTCATTACACATATATCTCATCAAACCTGTCTGACCCTCAGACTTTCACAGAATATTTGAATATTCTACCTGTATATCCATACAGCACCTGAAATACGTGTCAACCACACAGACTCGTAGGTAAGGAACCACTAACATGAATATTCCACGCATCACGCACGACAGAATATTGTCGGAATATTCAACACACTGAATCCTCGGGGCGGGTTATGAACGCAATAGTTCATGGACAGCTTGGGCTTGGCGAACCCTTAACCCATCAGTCAGCCTCACAACATCACGTTCACTTACTCATTCAACAAAACGGAGCAACACCTATCATGGCACACACTCATCTGATGTACTTGGAAATGGACTCACTCATTATTGAGCCCAACTATACCGATGCACTTGACGACAAACCATACGTGTTTGAATTCCATGGGACTGACAACCCAATGGATGCGGACGACCCTGAAACCGCAGTTCGTCAATATTACAACCAAGTTAGGAGTTACTAACATGATGAACATCATCTACGCCATTGGCTTCACTGCAGGCTTCCTCATCTGCGCATTCCTTGGTTGGTCAGACAACTACTCCACACTGCTAACTAACTTACTGCTCATGTTCTCAGGCTTCTGTGCTGGCGGCATGGCAATCTGCATCTTTGAGAACTGGGATAACTGATGAGTGAAGACTATCACTTACCTATATGCACGCATTGTTACGCAGTGCGTGTCGAACCACAACGCAAACACCTATCACGCCCGACCTGCATGGCTTGTGGCGAGAAGCTAGCCAAGAAGCAGAAGCACACAATCGTGCCTATGCCCAAATCAAACTACATCGTAGTGACTGACATGTCGCTACTCGTCAATCTCAACTCAAGCCACAAGGGAGGCAAATAATGCAAACATGGGAAGAATTCAATCGAATGCACTCGACCGACAACTTCTATGGGTGCGTAGCACCTGATGGCACATGGTTTGACTCAGGCATGACATACACAACGGCAGTAACCCATTGCTGTTATCACGAAGGGCAGTTCGATTTCTCCTTGCAAGGCGAAGCCCTGTGGATGAATGCCAGAGGTACCGAACTTGGCTACTCAATTATCCATTCATCAATGCTCAAACAAATGTATGAGAAAGGACTCATTAAATGAAAGTACGTGACATACGCAAACGAGCCAAGAGTAAGTACGTAGTCATCGAAGGATTCAAGTTCTTGCGCAGTAGCCAAGGCAAGCGATGCAAATCCTATGAAGCAGGGTGTGTCACCTGTGACGAATGGCGATACTACGATACATACAAACGTTTCCCATCATGGGATGAATTACGCAACGCTATGGAGGCATTCAATGTGGAACTATCGAATCGTAAATGTTAAATCTGAGAATGACGGTAACGATTGGTACTGTCTACAAGAAGTTTATTACAACGAGGAAGGCAAACCTTATGGGTTTTGCAACCCATGCATGGGCTGTGAAACATATGAAACTATGCAAGGTGTAATGACAATGATGCAATTGGCAACTGCGTTACCACCATTACAAGAGGAAGATATCAATGCTAATGCAGGATGAATGCGAAGGCTATGAAATACAACGGCTGAGCAAATGGTTTGCCAGTCGAATCGATGCACGACACACACTAAGGACTAACATGAACACACTCACATCACTTACATACAAATTCTACTCTGATCCAGGCCACGGCTGGTTACAAGTCAAGCTAGACGAACTTGTCGAACTTGGCATTCAAGATAAAATCAGTCGTTACTCTTATATAAAAGGGGATGACGTGTATCTAGAGGAAGACTGCGACATGAGCACATTCATAAACGCCATGGAAGCCAAAGGCATAACAGTCAAATTGATATACATCAACGAGCGTGAAAGAGACTCATTCATTAGGACATTGCGAAAGTACTCATGAGCAGACGAGCAGAGCAGTATGAGCAAAACGAGCGTGCCAAAGCAAAAGCACGAATAACATCACCTATCACGAAAGACAATCATGCACACAACATGGGAGAAAATCGAGCGAGTAGCAGTAATACTAGCGATAGCGGTTTTGATGCTCGATCTGCTGTACTGGCGACCATAACGCGAATGCAAGAAGAACAACGCAATCAACTTGCATACCTTGAAGTTTTGACTGCACTTAATGAGCAATGGGACCTGATGCAAGTCAAGCGCAGGTTTGATCGAAGTCACTAGGGCCAACTGGTCCAACTGGTCCGCTCACTAAAAATTAGTGAGCCACCTAGAGCTCACGTCGTGAGCCTCAACTCCCCTATTATTTGGAACACAAGCGTAGAACTTGTGCGTACATCAACGCCCTCGGGCACAACTTAATGAAAGCAAAACATGAAATATTCAGATATTAAAACATCTGCCCTAGCTAACTTCGCCAAGGGTAACCGACTTGTTCCCTATATCACTGGCAAACCAGGCGGCGGTAAGTCTGCCTTGTGTCGTGACATCATCATGGAACTTGGCATCTCACCTGACCGCGTAACGGAGTTCAATCCATCATTGCGTGACCCTGTGGACATTATGGGTGTGCCTCGTACTGACAACGATGTAGCCAAGTGGATACCAATGCCTGAGTTCTATCGTATTCGTGACGATGGGACTGACCAACCCTGTGCATTGATTGTCGAGGAGTTGTCAGATGCACCCCAACCGATGCAGAACCCAATGTGTCGTGTGATCTTGGACAAGTATGCTGGTGAGCTTGCACTGCACCCTAAGCTACACATCATTGCATCAGGTAATCGTACAGCAGACAAGTCTGGTGCTAACCGCATGACTACCAAGCTATCCAATCGTATGCAAGAGTTGCAGTATGACGAGAACCTAGACGACTGGTGTGCATGGGCATTGGAGAACAACATCGCAGTAGAGATGATTCAGTTCCTCAGGTTCAAGCCCAATCTGTTGTCTGACTTCGACCCCAACCGCAACATCAATCCAACACCACGGACTTGGGAGTTTGCCAATGAGGTGGACACTGGGCTTCCATCTGCACTGTACTACGAGAACATCGCAGGCTGTGTCGGTGAAGGTGCGGCAGCTGAGTACACTGGCTTCAAGCGTATCTTTGAGAACTTGCCCAACATCGAGAGTATCTTGATGAACCCATCCAAAGCGCCTGTACCAACTGACCCTGCGGTACTGTATGCGTTAACTGGTGCATTGGCACACAAGGTATCTAAGGACAACTTTGATCGTGTCGCTGAGTATGTTGACCGCTTGACCCCTGACTTCCAAGTGATGTGTATCTTCGATGCACAGAAGCTCAAGCCTGAGATTCGCAACACCAAGGCATTCATGCAGTGGGCTGTGAAAAATGCCAACGTCTTACTCTGATACAAGGTGGAAAAAATGGGATACCGAACTGATGGCATATGGCTGATACGCGGTACTGTCGAAGAGATAACTGCCGCAATGGTGAGTGCACGAATGAACATTCCATCCCCTGCGGGGGAATTGGACATGGATTTCAGTCTATTTGAAGTGTACAAAGCTAGACACAACGACACAATAGCTGGCTATATCAAGTTTGAATTTGAGGGCTGGAAATGGTACTCAAGTTACGGAGATATTAGTTGGCTAGAACGTCTATGGTCACATTGGAAAGAGAACCCTGCATTATCGGGAACTCGTGTCCATGTTGGTGAGGAGGAGAACGATGTTGAGATAGACAGATTTGGGGATGACCCAACTGATGTATACATCAATCGTTCAATTGAAGTAGGGGAAGCCACATCAGGTTTTCCATTATTAACTGAGGAGCAAAAATGCAAGTAACATCACTGGCTGATAAAGCCATGTTGGTCAAGCTGACCACACGCAGAGCCAACCTGTCCACACGTGACATGATGGCAGAGGAGTATCTGCAATCTGAATTGGGTGACACCGCATTCGTCGTGAACAAGAAATTGTTTCGTGACCCTAGCAATCCAATCAGTAGGTTACTAGCGCAAGCTAGTGAAATATACACCTATCACAAAACGCACACACTGCCGTACATTGACAAGGGACCAAGGCTTCTGCCTAACGAGCAATACTTTGACTACACACAAAACATGCGTGGCCTCATGGCAAAAGTTGACTCGATGATGGCATTGTTGATGCCTAACTACGACACGTATGTACAGCTTGATGTGCAGTCAAGACTGCTGGCCGATACAGGCAAGGTTAAACCTAGCAAGTACATCGCACCAAGCGCATCAGACTATCCAACTGCTGAAGAATTCCAAGCACGCATTGGACATGATCTGCGCTTTACCCCACTGCCACAAGCAAGCCACTTCTTATTCGATATCAGTGATGAAGATAAGCAAGTGTTCGAGGCATCAATGAATGATGTTGCTGTTCGTGCTCGTAGTGAAGTCATTAAGAAAATGATGGAGCCACTCAAGCACTTAGTCGAGAAACTGAACAAGCCCATTGGAACTGATGGTGCGATCTTCAGGGACTCAGCAATACAGAACGTCATTGAAGGTGTCGAGATGGCTAAACGTCTCAATGTTGGTGGAGATACTGACGTAGTTGAGATGGCCCGCGTGATTGGAGATGCAGTGAAACTGTTCTCTGACAACAAGGAAGTACTGCGTGAATCACCAATCGTTCGTGAACAAGCCGCTAAGAAGCTTGACTACATTGCACAGCAGATGGGTGCACTGTACGGACAACCATGATGCTCTCAGATTTTGAACTCATACTATTCGGTGCGTTCCTTGGTATAGCAATCATGTATTTCAGGGAACGTATCCGCAACGAAGCCAAGGATGAAGTTCTTTGGCACCTATCACGCATCATCGCAGGTGTCGCTGACAACGAATTCAAGGTTGAGCGAAACGCAAAAGACACAATCGAAGTCATACAACTTAAGGAAACCAAATGACAATACACAACCAAAGCATGAACTACTGGGATGTTGCCCGACTCAGTAAGCTACCTGGGGCTGAGATCACTACTACTTTAAACCCAGCACACTGGACTGTTAGGATGAAGAACTCAGTCAAGCGCATGATTATGGAAGGCGTGGCACGAGGCGGCTACTCATCGGTGGCTGTACCTTTAGCCAAGGGACTGGCAGAAAAATACGGTATGCAGATTCGCAGAGAGTACGGGACCAACGATGCCAAAGGTGAGAACTTAACTCCCACACAAGTAAATCAGATACATGAACTCATCATGGGTGACTTTGCGGCATATCGTATGAACAATCCTGATGCAGGTCTAACATGGATGAAGCATAGGTCTGAATCTGTTTCTAACGAAATAGAGAAGCTGTTTGAGAAACACGCATATGACTACCACTTCTTCAATCTAATCAATGCGAGGAAGGCACGAGAGATTACCCCACTAATAAGAAGCCAAGAAGACTTGGACAAAGCGAAACGGATTTGTGATGCAGTTGATCGCAATGAAGTATTTATATTCAACGAAGTAAAAGGTTAATCATGGCAACTAAATTAGACAAAGCCAAAGCGCAAATCGTACTTGACCATCCATTCTGGGCAAGCATCCTACTCAAACGCCCCATGGTTGAGACACGTGATATCCCGACACTGGCAGTCGATGGCAAGGCACGTATCTATTACAACCCTGACTTCATTGACAAGCTTGAAGTACCGCAACTAGTGTGGGGTCTATGTCACGAAGTTGGTCACGTTATGGGTCAGCACGCACTGCGTCTCGGTAGTCGCAACCCTAAGAAGTGGAACTATGCAGGTGACGCATGGATTAACGATATGCTAGACGATAGCGGTATTGGTCAGCGTATTCCCAACTGTGTGGATATCAAGGGCTCCAAAGATAAGACAGTCGAGACTATCTATGATGAGTTGCCCGATGGTAACGAAGGCGGTGATGGTCCTCCCAATGATGGCACTGGTGACGATGTGATCTATGGTGATGGTGGACGTGAGATGACTCCTGATGAGATTCGTGAAATGCAGGGTCAAATCAAAGTCGAGATCGCTGAAGCAGCTCAAGCCGCCAAGATGCGCGGTAAGTTATCCGCTAAGTTACAGGACTTGGTCGCAGGTATGCTTGAATCCAAGACTCCTTGGTATGAGATTCTCGAGAAGCATTGCGTAGCGCAGGTCAGGCAGAATCAATCATGGCGCAGACCCAATCGTAGGTTTGCTGATGTGTACTTGCCAAGTGTAGACAAGTTGCCGCAGATGGGTGAGCTTGTTGTGCAAGTCGACGTATCTGGTTCTGTGTCTCAGGTTGAGCTTGATCACTACAATGGTCACCTATCACGCATCGTCGAGCAGTGCAGACCATCCAAGGTTCATGTCTTGTATACCGACACTAACGTAGTTAAGCATGAAGTGTTTGAATGCGGCGAAGAAGTTGCCTTGCACTTCTACTCAGGCGGTGGCACACACATGCCTGCAGGCTTTGACTACTGTGCAAATGAAGGCATCGACCCCGATGTGTTTGTATGCTTGACTGATGGCTATACAGACTTTGGTGAAGCACCTAGCTATCCAGTTGTGTGGTGTATCAGCAGTGACGTTGAAGCCCCCTATGGTGAAAATGTCCACTTCGAACTCGAGTCTTAATCGGGTCATAACCGAACAACAATTTAATGAGGCGAGAGCAAAGACTGCGGTGCTGTACAAAGTAACCATGGTCATGCTCCGCATAGGTTCGTTCGATCAACTCTTTAAGTTTCCCTTGGCGGGGATGAAAGTCATTCACCAAGTTGAAGCCAAAGACATTAACTACTCTAACCCAACAGGGAAAGATGCAGAGCTAGTCGTTAAGTTAGGTCTGAGCAATACGTCAGCGCCTAATCTTAGCGGCTACTACAACGGACAGTGGGTGCACTACACCCCTGAGATGCGATTGCAACTCTTGAAAGATTCTGTCCTAACAGCTGGAATGTCTTTAGTTAGACATTCAATTTATTGTTAATCTTGGGGTTTGTCCCTATTGATTATCACGGATAATGACTTAAACTTACTAACTAAACGGAGCAACACCATGGCTTATGTAGCTATTAGCGCAACACTTATTAACGATGTTGAAAACAAGATTAACCGCATGAAGGAGGCAGATGCAAATCTAATTCAAAAACCAATTGATGAAATTACCTATCAGACATTGCCCGATGATCTTGAGCACCTGATATGGGGCAATCACTACCATCTGAAGAATGTTATTCCTGATGATTGGAAAGTGTATAACAAAGAACTTCGTGCCAACACTAAGTTCCAACATGATGGCGTTGAATTGAAGTCTACTGTGTACATCAAGACTGCCATTGGTACTGCGGCACCTCCTAAAACATCAAGCTATACAACGCACTTTGATGTACCTCCTACGCATCCAATCATTGCAGAAATTGTACAACGTGACGTTGCGCACCACGAGAACAACAAGAAGTGGAGAGCCATCCAACGGCAGATCAAAGACTTCTTGAACAACTGCAAATCACTTAACGAAGCAGTTAAGTTGTGGCCCGATGTACGTGTCTACATTCCTGAGTCCTACATGAAGCGTATGTTGGTTAAGTCTGAGCGTACTGCTGAGAAGATTAGCAAGGCATCAGAGTTTCTTAAACAGATTGACACAGACAATGCCGTAGCAGCGGCAGTCGGTGCACGTATGGCAGGAGCTAAGGTATGACAGAGTACCAACTCAAACGAAAAGCAATCAGCACATTTAAATCATATGAAGTAACCAAAAATGTTAAACGCAATTACCAACGCCAGTGGATTCTTTCGGTCAAAGCCCTCGGGGAAAAGTGGAAGGGAATCTCCCAAGTCAAGCGACTCGATCAGCCTTTCCCTTATTGAGAAACGATTGGCAAGGATGGAATCCCGCCTTGTCCAATTGATGATTCACTTAGACCTTGACCCCAAACGGAAATCATATGAATAAACCACTAGCAAGTGAAACACAAGTCGGTGGTGAACACTACCGAAGCAAAGACATTCAACCGTGGACAGCCATGCAATCGTGGATGAGCGCAGAAGAATTTGAAGGATTCTTGCGAGGCAACGTCATTAAGTACATTGCTAGATACAAGGATAAAGATGGTGTCAAAGATGTACTCAAAGCACGACACTATCTTGAGCGTTTACTAGAGCACATTGATCGTAACAACTAAGGAGAAATTACATGCCCGACTTAAAAACTGAACTTATGAAACTAGACAACTTAACATTTGATGATGATGTAGGCAGTGAGCCAGCACCTATCACGCCTGACAAAGTCAACGTCAGTAAACTGATTTGGGACACGATTAAAGCGTACCCGAACAAAACCAGCGTGGAACTTGCTTCACTGGTAAACAGTGGAGACATGACTGGCATCTCTACTCGACTCAAACAGATGCTAGACCGTGGTGTGCTTAGCCGTAGCAAAAATGCAAACGGAAAATTTGTATACCAAGCAGTTGGAGACTCGTACCCTGCGTTCAATCGACAGGAGGCACTTGCCAAGGCACATATTGCTCGTGCTGAATACAGGATTAAGCGAGCAAAGCAGTTAGAGTACAGCGCTAAATACCAAGCAAAGAAGAAAGCTCAAGCCGAAAAGAAAGCTCAAGCAACTGCAGCGCTGCCAATCCCATCGACTTCACTATCAAGTAATTCAAGTGCTGAACAGCTTGTTAACTCAATGTCTGTTGGCATGGCTAAAGCCGTGTACTTGGAACTCAAGAAGGTGTTTGAAGCATGACGTGGCCTTTCCCCACTAAGCCACATGAACATGAGCCATTGGACAAACTACCTTTCAATCCTGAGAATGAAGAGGATTCACCACTGTGAAGAGTAATCACAACATCATTCGTGCATTACTCCAAAAGCACCCCGATGGTTTGAAGTCAAGCGAAATATCTCGGCTAACTGGCATAGACAATCGTTCTGTCAACAAATCATTGGAGAGTGTTTTTGGCGTATACATCGATCGATGGGAAAACGCATCATATCGAAACAACTTAGCGGCAATTTGGGTAGTTGTTGACGTACCTGAAGACTGCCCTAAACCTGAGCATACTGGAAGGAGATCACGTGAACGGATTCGCTAAACAACAATTAGATATAGGGGCTAAGCAACCCTTGCACCAACTCAAGCTGTGTAACAAGTGTGAGCAAACAAAACCGCCTGAAGGCGGGATTCAGATGAGCTCATCCAAATGGTACTGCGCACCCTGTTGGACAAAGCGCGCAACAGTCAGGAACTTAAGATGAGTTACATCACTCTGGACTTTGAGACTTACTACTCAAAAGAGTTTAGTCTGTCCAAGATGACGACCGAGGCATACATCCGAGACCCGCAATTTGAAGTCATTGGCTTCTCATACAAGGTTGACGATTCGCCTGCACAGTGGGTAACTGGTTCCAACGGTGAAATAGCAATGGCACTGGAAGAACTGGATATCCCTAACCACTACTTGATCTGTCACAACATGGCATTTGATGGAGCCATCCTTGCTTGGCGGTTTGGCATCATACCTAAGTACTATTTAGATACGTTGTCTATGTCTCGACCTATCACAGGCTTGACTGTCGGTGGTTCACTCAAAGCACTGGCTGAGAAATTTACTGATGGGCACAAAGGTACTGAGGTAGTAAACGCGCTTGGTAAAAGGCGAAGTGATTTTACCCCTGGGGACCTTGACAAGTACGGTGACTACTGCAACAACGATGTAGAACTTACTTGGACCTTGTTTCATATCCTCAAGAAAGACAACCCTGCTAAAGAGTTATACATACAGGACCTGATGCTGCGCATGTACACAGACCCAGTGCTTGAGTTGGACAGAGATGTATTGATTGCTCACCTAAACAGTGTACAGACCAAGAAAGCCAAGTTGATGGAGCGTATTGACTTGTCCATTGGCAGAGACGCACTCATGTCCAACCCGCAGTTTGCCGAGGTGCTGAAAAAGTTAGGCGTTGAGCCGCCTTTAAAAACAAGCCTACGTACTAGTAAAGAAGCATATGCGTTTAGCAAGACCGACTACGAGTTCAAGGCGTTACTTGAGCATCCCAATACTGCGGTGCAAGCTGTAGTTGCGGCAAGGCTTGGTATCAAATCCACACTAGAAGAAACTCGAACGGAATCATTCTTGGGCATCTCAGAGCGTGGCGCACTACCGATTCTTTTAAACTACTGGGGCGCACACACTGGCCGAGCATCGGGCGGTGACAAGATGAACCTACAGAACTTGCCAAGAGGTGGGGCACTTAGGCGGTCTATTAAAGTACCCGACAACCATGTACTTGTTGCAGTGGACTCAGCACAGATTGAAGCGCGTGTTGTTGCGTGGTTAGCTGGTCAAGAGGACTTGCTTGTTGACTTCCGCAACAGTGTGGATATTTATTCTAAGTTTGCATCAATTGTGTACGACAAGCCTGTTACCAAAGCAGACAAGGTTGAACGGTTTGTTGGCAAGACTTGCATTCTTGGTCTGGGTTACGGCATGGGTGCTGACAAGTTCCAAGGTACTTTGAAAATTGGTCAAGGTGGTATCTCAGTTGAGATGAATGCAGGCGAAGCCAAGCAGACTGTAACCACATACCGAACCAAGTACGCCATGATTGCCGAACTGTGGAAGGATGCACAAAAAGCATTGGACAAAATGGCGCAGGGCTATGAGACAACATTCGGTGTTGGTATCGAGTTGCGCTGTTCACCCGAGGGCATTCACTTACCCAATGGCACGATGATTCGTTATCCTGAACTGAGTAAGTCTGGTGATGGATGCGAGTACAGGGGACGCTATGGTCCTGTCAAGATATACGGTGGTAAGGTAGTTGAGAACGTAGTTCAAGCACTGGCCCGTATAGTTGTGTTCGATCAGATGGCAAAGATCGATATTGAGATGCGCAAGAACGACAACCCACTGGCTGGCTGTCGGTACAAAGTTGCTTTAACTGTACATGACGAGGTGGTTTGTGTCGTACCTAAAAGCGCCAGCAGCTGGGCGTTAGAGTTCATGACTGAGACCATGTCAGTGCCTCCGAAGTGGTGCGCCAACTTGCCAGTGTCGTGTGAAGGCGACATTGGAAATAATTATGCAGATGCCAAATAAAACCCCTTGACATACGCTATGGATGCCCTAACATACACACCATCACCTGAGGTTTTTACCCCTCGGGCGCAACCCCTATGACAATACCTGCTTGGACATACAGTCAGCTTGAGAAGTTCGAAACTTGCCCTAGGCAGTTTTACCATGTGCGTGTTAAACGAGACATAGTAGAGCCTCCCACGGAAGCCACGCTGTGGGGTGGGCGGGTGCATGAAGCTATGGAATATCGTATCAAAGATGGCACGGCTTTACCAGAGGGGATGGCTCAGTGGGAAGGCTTGGCTACCAAGATAGCAAACATGGCGGGTGAAAAGTTTTGTGAAGTTGAGATGGCATTAGATGAGAATTTCCAACCTGCTCCATGGGGTAAGGCTTGGACTCGAGGCATCGCTGACTTGCTTATTGTTAACGGTGACAAGGCTGTCAATCTTGATTACAAAACAGGTAAGCGAAAGCTGACCCATCAACTGATGCTGTATGCGGGATATACCTTTGCGATATACCCACAAGTAAATACAGTAGTGACTGGATTCGTGTGGATGCGTGACAAGAAGATAGACAAGGAAACGTTTACGCGTGACCAAGTACCTATCATTTGGCAAACATTCATTCCGAAAGTGCGTAAGTTGGAATCGGCTTACGAGCGGGATGCTTGGCCTGCACGACCTTCAGGGTTATGTAAAGGGTGGTGTCCAGTTAGAACGTGTGAATTCTACAAGGATAAACGATGAAAGACTTTACATTTAAATTTGTTAAATCAGGCCATAGTGCTGTCGAGGCTGCAGAAGAATTGGTTGCTAGCGGTTGGACTATTAGCGAAATCATTGCAGGTCATGACGGATGGTTGATTGTTGCATACGAGATTCTCTGATGGCACAGACTCCTGAAGGTCGCGTCAAGGACGCAGTAAAAAAAGAACTGAAGAACCGAAACATTTGGTTCTTTATGCCCATGCAGAACGGTATGGGTGTTGTCGGCATCCCTGACTTTATCTGCTGCGATCGTGGCCAGTTTATTGGTGTAGAGACCAAGGCCCCTGGGAAGAGGGGATGTACAACTGCAAACCAAGATCGTACATTAGAAGCTATCTTTGCCCACGGTGGATGGTCTATCGTGGTAGATGATGTTCAACAACTTATTGATTTTTTGGAGGTGAAAGATGAACAAAGGCGGACCAACTAAAGCGGCCTATGACAAGGCGTACAACGCACGTCCCGAGCAAGTAGACAAACGCGAGATGCGTAACAAAGCACGTGCTGAAATGGCACGTGATGGCAAGGTAAAAAAGGGCGATGGTAAAGACGTAGACCACAAGAAGATGCTTGATGGTAAAGGCACAAACGACAAGTCAAACTTGCGTGTGGTTGATAAAGAAAAGAACCGTGGCTGGAGAGGAAGCAATGGAAGTGCATATGGAAAATAAATGCTAGTTAGACAAGACAAGAGGGCGCTGATCCTCAAACTAAAACATCCAACGAGAGTGACAATACCGATACCGACAGCAAAGTCGGTAACGCATAATGGGCAGACACTAGTGGCTGTTCCACACAGACCTGATGAAGTTAAGGTGCTGAGAAACTTAGGCTTTAATCCGCCTGACCCGATGACTTATTACTATAAGTGGCCGGGCCGTTTCAAACCTTTTGCGGCACAGATCGAGACTGCAAACTTTCTATCCATGAATGAACGTGCGTTCTGTTTGAACAGCATGGGCTTGGGTAAAACAGTTACGTCATTATGGGCGTATGACTACATGCGTGATGCTAAGCTCATCAACAGAGCATTGGTTATCTGCCCACTCTCCACAATGGAGCGCACATGGGCGGACGAAATATTCAAGACGTTCCCTCATTTAGATACCACTGTTGTGTATGGCTCACGCGAGCGTCGCAAGAAACTGTTGGCTCAACCCTCTGATATCTACATTATTAATACCGATGGTATTAGAACGATTCAGGACGAGTTAGCCGAGAGACCTGACATTAATTTAATTATTGTTGATGAGATTGCGATGTTCCGAAACGCCAGTACAGAGCGTTGGAAGATTCTAAACAGCATATGTAATAAGCAGACGCACAGACGTATATGGGCTTTGACTGGTGCACCCACACCACACGAACCTACAGACGCATGGGCTCAATGCCGAATCGTATGTCCAACCAACCCCGATGTACCCAAATACTTCGGTCAGTTCCGCGACTCAGTCATGAAGCAGATTACGCAGTTCAAATGGGTGCCACGTGCGGACGCAGTAGATACAGTTAAGAAAATCATGCAACCCGCAGTTCGGTTTGCTTTGGACGACTGTATTGATTTGCCCGAGCAGACGTTCATCAACCGAGATGTGGAGATGACGGATGAGCAGAAGGTAGCCTACAAAAGCATGCTTGAGAAGCTGATAACTGAATACGAAGGCGGTGAGGTCCTTGCTGTCAACGAAGCAGTTAAAGCCAACAAGCTTGTTCAGATTGCTTGCGGAGTTGCCTACGGTAAAGACGGCGGACACATCTTCATCCCAAACAAGCCACGCATCGATGTACTTAAAGAGTTAATCGAGGGTTCAGAAGGCAAGGTCATTGTGTTTGTTCCGTTGACTGGAGTTCTAGAACATCTGATGCGAGAGCTGTCAACTGATTGGACAGTGGCGGCAGTTCATGGCGGTACAAGCAAAGCCGAGCGAGATCAAATATTTGGTGAATTTCAAAACGGTTCAAACCTTAGAGTACTGGTGGCGAACCCTGCGACCATGTCTCATGGACTGACACTTACAGCGGCAACCAACATCATTTGGTTTGCTCCTATCCACAGCAACGATATCTATGAACAGGCTTGCGCACGAGTGCGACGACCTGGGCAGACTAGGACGACAGTGATCGCTCACATTGCATGTTCAGATATTGAAAGACGCATTTATACCCGCCTACGTACCAAGCAAAAACTGCAAGGTGCACTACTTGAAATAATGAAAGGAATTGATACAGATGAGTGAAAACACTTAGACCAAACACAATAAAAAAGAGTAAGCTAATACCCCCTTAGGACAAACATGAAAATATCAGAGTTGGTAGCAAAATACGTAGAAATACGCGACAAAAAAGCTCAGATGAAAGCTGAGTACGATGGCAAGATAGCCAAGGTCGATGAGGTACTAGACAAGATTGAAGCAGCCTTGCTCAAAACATTTGAGACTACAGGCATGGATTCTGTACGTACTGAATTTGGTACCGCGTACACATCCACAAAAACTACTGCATCCATTGCAGACCCCGATGCGTTCATCACATTCTGTAAACAGAATGACGCATGGCATATGTTGCAAAAACGTGTGGCGCAATCCGCAGTTGAGCAATATAAAGACGAACACGAAGTCTTACCCCCAGGTATTGACTGGCGTGTTGAGAAGACAGTCAACATTCGAAGATCATAATTTTTAACGGAGTAAACACATGAGCGAAATCATTCCATTTGAATCTGGCAACCTGCCTGCATACTTAAAAAATCAAAACGTGGAGAACTTAAACGGTGATTTGATATCAACCGTTAGTACGGGTTTTCCCGTAGTCTCCATCAAAGGCAAGATATTTGCCATTGTGCGTGGTGGTGACCGCACAACCATGATGAACCCTAAAGACCCCGATAGTCCCGCAACAGCTATTGAAGTGGTATTGCTTAAAGGCAACAAAGGTGTGTCTAAGGTGTACTACGCCAAGGGCTACCAAGAAGGTGGCGAAGATCAGAAGCCTGACTGCTACAGTAACGAAGGCGTTAAGCCTGAAGACAACTCCAAGAACCCTCAGTCCAAGCAGTGTTCTACTTGTGCCCACAATCAATGGGGTAGCAAGATTGGTGACAATGGCGGTAAGGGTAAAGCCTGCCAAGACTCTAAGCGTTTGGCTATTGCAGCCGCTGGGTTAATCAACGACCCGTACTTATTACGGGTTCCGCCTGCCTCTATCAAGGCACTGAGTGAGTATGCCGCAGCGTTGCAAAAACGCAACTTACACTATTCGCAAGTGGTTACTAAGATTGCTTTTGAAGCCGAAGCCGCTACGCCAAAACTGACGTTCAAGGCTATGGGTTATTTGCCCGAAGCCGCCTACAATGAGGTCAGGGCAGTGGTAGATACTGAGGTAGTTGCGTCTATTCTTGGTACTGGTGTCGTTGCAGTTGACGATACTGTTGCCGCCTTGGACAAGCCTATTGCTGTGGTAGAGAAGCCAAAAGCTGAACCTAAACCAAAAGCTAAAGCTGAGCCCAAGCCTGAACCCAAAGTGGTTGAACCTGAGGTTACTGTCGATCTGAATCTAGATGACTTGAACTTTGACGACTAATTTATCGGGGGGAACGCTTTATAAAGGCTTTTAAGCTTGTAGACGAGCAGTTAGTACCCCCACCCTTTGTTTTTGGAGTACATATGTCATATGAAATAGATCAGAGAAAAGTTGTCGGTGTCGTGTTGGAGGCCAACGGTGCCTTGAACGATAAAGGATTCAACCATGGTGAAGTTATCTTGGGACTTGCCGAGCTAATTGGACGCGTCATTGTGGAGTCTGCTGAAACTCAGCTTCAGGCCAGTGAGCTTCTGAATGTAGCGGTTGCCCATATAGGGAAAACCCTCAAGATCGGAGCCGAGGCACAGGACAAGCGAATCATCACAGGGGTGTAGTCCATGAACACGCTCAAATTCCTGCAAACAATCCTTCCTGAGGAGGGGTTTAAGTTCGTAGGGTTGGGACGTGTTGGACGCGATGGCATTGCACACAAAGCCTATGAGTCTCTCGAGCTCATGGCGCAAGCTATTGAATCTTATGATGCGCAAAACAACCTGATTGTCTACCACGCGTGCTGTTCCTATAAGGCGGCAAGCTATGAAGCTGAAGTTAATGGTGTAACCAAAACCAAATTCCGAGGCGCACAAAACTGGGATAAAGCCAAGTCCTTTTGGATTGATATCGACTGCGGTGAAGACAAAGCCGCTGAAGGTAAAGGCTACTTGAATAAAACAGAAGCGGCCAAAGCAATCCTTGGATTCTGTAAGACGCACCAGTTTCCTAAACCCATGCTTGTTGATTCAGGCGGTGGACTACATTGCTACTGGCCTTTGACTAAAACCATAGGCCCTAACAGTTGGCGAGCAATTGCTAATGAATTTAAAGCCGCACTTAATGCCGCTGGACTGCTGGTTGATCCGACCCGCACTGCTGACTTGTCTTCTATCCTGCGACCCGCAGGCACTCATAATCGTAAAGCTGGACGTGAAGTCCGTGAAGTCAAGGTTAAGAACGAACCTACATTTGTTGAACCACAAGAATTTGCAGCCGCAGTCTCACGCATAGTAAAAACACTCCAAGCTCACGTACCAAACTATTCATCAGCGCCTGGTTTAAATGATGACTTGATCACACCATACGATGGACCACAGTACGAAACATCTGCTCGACTGGTCGCTAACCATTGCCAACAAATGCGGGTGATGCGGGATACCAAGGGCGATGTGGAATACCACACGTGGTTCAATCTTATTGGACTCATAACTTTCTGCACCGAAGGTATTGATCTTGCCCATGAATGGAGCGAAAACCGCGCTGATAAACATTCCAATACGGATGTGGTAACACGTTTTGAAACTTGGAACGCTGAACCGACCAGTTGCGCTAGGATTGAGCGAGACAATGAAGCTGGCTGTGCTGGGTGCCCACATAAAGGCAAGATTACCACACCGCTACAACTAGGGCGCGTCATCCCTGAGCCTGAGGAAAAGGTTGTCGAAGTTGTGGAAGAGGAAGTTGTCGTTGAGACTGTAGTCCCTGCGTTGCCTGAGACTTACGAGTATCAGAACAATCGGATGATTCGTTTCATCAAAGACAAGGATGGTGTAAACCAACCCTTTACATTCTGCTACCAACTGTTCTACCCTATACAGCGCATCAAGAAAGCTGATGGGGCGTTTGCATTCACGATTCGGATGCACCTGCCGGACAAACGCATTAGGGAATTTGAAGTTGACACAGCCGCTATTGCTTCGTCAGCCGACCTTCTCAAAGCCATGTCTAAGTATGAGCTGATGCCATCTAATAATAAGGACGCAACTATGCACTTGACTGCGTACATTCGTGACTCCATTACCAAGCTGATGACTGAGCAGAGAGAAGTTGATACTCTGACTTCATTTGGTTGGCGTGAAAACATGTCAGGGTTTCTACTAGGTGACCGCCTATACCATACTGATGGCTCTATTCGTAGGGTCTATGTTGGTGGAGCAGCCGCCACGTACAAGAACACATACCCTGTTCCACGTGGAACCATTGAAGGTTACGCTGAAGCTGTTAACTTTATATACAACCGCGAGAGCAGTGAAGCCGCCCAGTATGTTTTCTGTAATGTGTATGGCTCTATCCTGACCCCATTCGGTGAGGACAGCTACAACGGTGCGTTGGTTGCAGTTAACTCTGGCGCATCTGGTAAAGGTAAAACCTCAGTGTGGCGTGCAGCACTGTACGGTCTAGCTGATGCCAATAAGTTGATCTACGCTGGTAAGGATGGTGCGACACGTAACGCCCGTTGGGCTATCGTAGGCGCTCACCAAAACATGCCTGTTGTCTTTGACGAGATGACCGACATGGATGCGGCTGAAGTAAGTAGTTTTGCGTATACAGTCTCCCAAGGTACTGACCGAGCCCGACTCACATCCAGTGGTGGCAAGGTTGGATTCGCTGAACAGCACACTTGGAAAGCAGTCGTGGGTATCACAGCCAACGAAGACATGCACGCCAAACTAGCCTCGCACAATGCCAATACTCAGGCAGAAGCGGTGCGTATGATCGCCATCAACTTCTCCAAGTACAACGTACCCATCTTTAAGAACGCCATTGAAGTATCCGATGCGATTGACAAGATGCGGGACAACATGGGCTGTGCAGGCGATGCCTTTATTAAGTACGTGGTTACAAACCAAGATGCCGTGGCTAAGCTGTGGGCCACGACTGAAGCGAAGTTGGCTGTCATCCTACCTCAGAGTGAGTACAGGTTTTTCCGAAGCCATGCGACTGCAACTCTGACGGCAGCCAGGATTCTGCTTGACTTACAGGTTATCTCATTTGACTATGACAAACTTGTTGAGTTCACTACATTGCTAATGGGCGACCTGACTGAAGCAATTGTGGCAGGCAATATGACTTCCCCTGCGGATGCCTTGAACCGCATGATTCGCGACTTGTCCAACCGCATCATAGTGACAACTGAGTATCGCGATCTGCGTACCGACTCTCGTGGACCTGAGGATTCAATCTCAAGAATTATGGGAACCCCTGCAGGGCGTCGCATCATTGGTAATCAGACTACCAAGGGTAAGGACAAGTACATTGGTAAGCTGTTTTTAGCCAAGAAAGACTTTGGCGATTGGTGCTCCAAGAATCGCATGGAACCCAAGGAGATGATTAAGTACGCCACCGACAACGGATGGATTATTCCTTGGCAGGAAAAGTTCAATATGGGAAGGGGTACAGCCTACTCAACTGGTAGTTGCACCTGCTTTGCGTTTGACTTCTCAGCCATGGAGGGTACTGTAGAAAACACCAGTGGTCCAGTAACACTTGTGCAAACCGAAGAAAGTGCAGTATCATCTGCTCACTAATGTAGTTGCCCTCGTTAGTGTGTTTTGTCTCCTAAGTTGGATTTACCCCCTAGCCTTAAAACTAGGGGGTTTTTTTAACACTTCCAAGCGCGCAGTGATTTATTGATTCGTGAGTCGGGGTCTTTAGCCGTCTTGTCACTGGTCAATTTTTTCTTCATCCCTTCCATGCGTGCGCAAAAAGAATCTTTGCGCGAACCGCCTTCAGGTTGTGGTGCTTTGAGCCCTGGTTTTCCAGGGTTTGCTTTGTTGTAAGAAGCACGTCCCTTGGCGTTTAATCCGCCTTCAGGGTTCTTACCTTCTTTGCGTTGCCAAGCTGGTGACTTCGCCATAATTATTTTCCGTAAAAAATAGTTGTGTTGTAACCCGTAGGTTGCGTCAAATAGCAGCTGGTCTCAAACAAGATACCAGCTTCGGGAATCATAGTCTCTTGGATGTTGTTGGCATTTCCCGGCACATCAATCTCCAACAAAATAGTGCCACCTGAACCGCCATCACGGAAAGTTAAAGTTCCAGCAGTGGCAGTGCCAAGGCAAGTCAAACCTTTAAGATAAAAAGCACCAGTGAACAAAGTTGTTGTAGCTGTACTGGTGTGGATTGATTTAATTCCAACGGGATCACTCATTATTTTCTCCTTAAGAAACTGAGCTTACTTGCTCGACAAACCTACGATTAGATTTAGTGGTTTCTACACCACCGACAACACCACGTTCACGCTTGCGCGCTTCAGCTGGTGCACGGAACAACTCAGACATTGACTGACGTTTGTACCCATTCTTAATTCTCGACTCTTGCAATTTCTGCCAGTCTTCACGTGCTTCAGCCATTGCTGCTGAGTCACTGTCTCGAGAACCTTCCACATAACTACGTTTAATATCAGCCGCACGCTCAGAATAGAACTTGTCAAATGCGACAACAACTTTCTGTGTGTATTGTCTATCAGTAATGGTTGCAGTGGGGAGACCAACCGCTTGGAATGCAGCATCAATTAGGCTGACATCTTCAGGCTTCAACACCAAGTCCCCATTACGCATCGTAATGCCTTCATTGGCAAAACGCATGCCCTTCATCACATTGGCTACGCCATTAGGTAACGCCAACTCTAAGCCTTTGTAGTAATTACCCTTGGTTATTAAACTAAGCGCGTCTGTAAATTTCAGCCCAATATTTACGGCTGGGCCCATAACCCCTATAAGCATTTTCTCAGCGCCAGTACGAGAGGTTATATCAGGTTCTACAAAAGGACCAAATGGAGACGCAACGTTTTCCATGGATAACTTTTTACCCAAAGATTCTAAGCCTAATGCGGCAGGTACGCCACGAAGCAACAGGTCAGCGGCAGGGCCATCACCTATCATGCGACGCAGTTTGTACTCGTAATCATCGGGCTCGTCCTCATCACCAAACACTTTAGACAAAATCCAAGCGGCTTGGGATACAAACGGTACACCAAGTGCGCCACCAAGTACAGCCATGTGGGCTACGATAAACTTCAGTGAAGCACGAGCTACAGCTTTTTCATCTGCGCTTGCACCTTTAAACGAAGTGTGAATCAACTTAGCAAGCATGGACAGCTGAATGATTTGGAAGCGTTTGAATTGCAACGCTACTCTGCCCACATCGCCTGACATGATACGAGGTGTGTTAAATCCATCGTAAGAGCCGTGCGTGTTGGACACTACGTCAGCCGCATACTTGGTAGCCGCAGCCGTATCACCGTTCTTATAGCGATCTAAATACCCACGGTAAGCAGCAATGGCAGCAGTGGCACGGTTGATTGATTCAATACGTGTGTTAACACCTTGCAGCTTAAGCATTACTTTACCAAGCACGCCATCTTCACCTGTGCGCGCCTTGGCTTCAGCGTCGATACCAAGGTCAATCTTACCCATGCCAACCAGTGTGTTGAGCATGTTGCGCACATCTGCGGGGGCCTTATCAAAGTTAATGTGTTCATTAACTCCCAAGCCTTTAACCAACTCAGACATGTCACCGTAAGCACGCTTGATTGCTCGAGCAGAACGGAAATAACCTAGACGACCCGCCATAAACGGCAAGGACAATACAGAAGTCTGAAGCACCTGCTGGAGATAGAACGCTGGGTTAGTAGACAAAGTCCACAGTGTTGTCATGCGTGTCAGGGCAGTAGCCAAGTCGCCGACAGGCTGGTAGTTCATGCTGTTCGCGTGACGTATAAACAGTTCGTTATACATTGGCATGGCTTCGCGACGATCATTACGAGCCTGATCGCGCATGGCTTCTAGTGAGTCGTTGATCTCATCACTGTGTTCCATCGTAGCCAAGAAGTGTGCATCCGCACGACCACTGGTAGCCAAGTTACGCATCATGTTCTTGTCTGCGCCTGCAACGTTTTTGCGCTGGAGTTCAGAAGCACGAGCGCTAGCATCAGCAACAGTCATTAGGTACAGGTCAGCAATTGCTTTATCTAACTTGTCATCGGTAGAATCTGAACGTGAAGCCATGTTGCGCAAACGAGCCACAGCAAGGTGAATGTCTGAGCCGCCCACATAGGACGCATTGGCTTCTTTAATACCTGCATCTTCAGGCTGTATGTCATATTGACCAGTAGCTTGCAACTGAGCAGCAATTTCATCGGCTTCATTCTGCGTTTCAGCAAACTGAACAACGTAGTGCAGCGGGTTGGCTACATTCTCTTGCAGCCAGTTCTTGGCTTGCTGCGGATCACCAGTAACGGAGTCAGCGCCTACGCGAGCTTGAGTACCCTTGGCAGCCTCTTCATAAGCAATAAACTCTTTGGACTTAGCAACTACAACATAATCACCGTAACGTCCAAGGTACGCATAGGGGTCACCCACGTTGACATTGCGAATACTAGTGATGCGTTTAAGCATCTGTTTCTTTTCTTTAGCAATCTGCTGTAGCAGATCAGCATCGTTGGCAGCAGCTTTAGTGCGAGCTTCAAACTCACGGTTCACTGCGTTCTCAGCTGCTTGCTGTTTAAGTGTCAAAGCATCGTGGCCATGGCGGAACACGTCTTTAATAACCTGTTGCGCAGCAAATGGGAATGCATCAAAACGTTTTTTGAAGTCCTCGTCTACTTGGAATAGCTTAGTTCCAATCTGCTGCTCACCTGGGTAGTAGCCCCATTTCTTTTCGCGAGTAGAGTCATGAATATACTCATTGACGCTGCCCTTACCTTCGCCTTGTAGGTTTTGAGGTAGTTTGTCATATGCAGCCAAAATGTTCTCAATACGCTTTTCAAATGTCAAGCGGGTAGCCTGACGTGCATATTGAGCTTCTAGATACTTGGTCACCGACGGCATATACTTTTTAGCCATGCCGACCAAATCTTCAGTAATTGCGGACGCATACAAACCACGTTTGGCTTGATGGAGTAAGTTGGTCACAATACCACGCGTTGATTTTTGCAGTGGCTTGGGCATCCGATTGATAACTTTGTCTACTGAAGGGGCGTTAACACCAAACTTCATGGACATGCCAGTTTTATCTGTAAACAGCGTAGCACGTTCATCGTATGGCAGTTTAGGAAGTGTGTCCTTTAACTGCGTGTCTGACAACTTAAGTCGGTTTTCTACTAAGCGCGCTTCTTGTTCGCCTGCAATACCCGAATACAAATAACCCCGTACTTGGTCTTCAGAAATATTAAAATTTTCTAGAACGTCTTTTGCGGCTGTGACGTACTCATCAATAGTTCTGTCTAAGTCCATCTGAAGCGCCGCCTTGCGGTTTGGATCAGTGTTTGTTGCAAGGGCAAGTTGAGCTGCGTTAACATCGTCGTCCCACAACCGCATAAACCCAACAATTTCTTCAGCAGCTTTGGCGGCATTTTTCTGTTTTGTTTGTTCTAAAATTGCTTGAAATTTAATAAGTGAACTTAACGCAAATGGATTAGCAATTGAGTCCGAAGAACCGCCTCGAGTAAACCCTTCGATTTGTTGGATAGCGTGTTGAAGTTCATGCAGTAGCGTAGGCATATCAGCCCAGTCCTGCCCAGACATTGTTATCTTTCCTTGGAAAGCATTAAAGCTTGCGCTGTTAGGTGGCAAGTCTTGATCAAACATTATTTGGTAATCTTTGAGCTGCGGGTATGCTTTAAATAAAGCTGGGTGATCAAGGATATCTTCTAGATTGTAGAATTCATCTACTTTTACCTTGCCTTCAACACCGTCAGTTTTTTGCGGCTTAAACTTAGCGTTGGTATCAGGAATTTCATATTTCCATTTACCCTCTACGCCTTTAAACCATCCGGTCTCAGTCCACGTCTTGTCTGCGCCGTTGCCAGCAGCTGCCATCAACTTGGCTTTTACCAACTGGGCTTTAAGTCTATCGGCTTCGGCAGGGTCTAAGTTGTTAAGCGAACGTTGGCCAGCAATACCAAACTTCATGCGCTGTCTATTAGCACTAACTTCTGAGCCAACGCGTTGGATGTTCTTCTCATTAAAGATAACAAGGTTACGCGTGACAGGGGCTTGACTGCCGTCAACAATCTTTATTTTGCTTTCATTTGCGTCAAGCCATGCCAATAACTTAGCTTCATACGATCTGTCTGCAGCGCCTTGGGCACGTTCTTTTATATCAGCTACTGGCGCTTGGTTTGCCGCTTTATATGCTTCAGTAAGAGATTCTATAAATGAAGCTTTGTGTCTTTCCAGTTTACTTGTAAGTTCTTGACGGAATTCGGCCACTGTGTTGCGCAACAAATGGCGCATGATGGTAAACGGAATTTGCTCATCAATTGACAAGGCGCGAGCGTTTTTAGATTGGGCAACTAGAGCATCGCGTGTGTATTTCTTACCATCAAAAACAATAGAGCGGTCAAGCGCTGTTGGGGTACGGCTGTTGGCATCTAAGAAACGAATACCCTGAATGCCGTTTGCTTCCAAATACTTGGACGACTGCTTCTTGACTTCCATACGCTGTTCAGGCGTTGCATTTTTCCACGAGCCATTAAGGTTGTTTGCAACCCAGAACTTTAGGATCAAATACTTATAAATATCTTCGCCATTTTTAATACGAATACTGGCACCATTGTCGTTCATGGCTTTAATTGTGGCAGCCTCGCCTTTGACAAAGTCCCGAACAAGTTGCGGCTGGTCAGCAAATGAAGCATCCCAATCAAGCATTTCGTTGTTAGACACAGAAGTGTCAACACGCATCAAATTACCAGCGGGGGGAGCAATTTGAACAGTTTTCTTTTCTCCTGTTGGCGAAATTAATTTGATGTAGTCCACCCCTGCTTCAACTAAACGGCGCGTTAAATAACCGGGTGTAGCAAAGTCAACTGGATTTAATCGCGCGGATTCAGACAAATCTTTTGCTATATATATTTGCGAACCTGCGTAGGCAATTTCTTGTCTGTCTTCTGGATGCAAAACTGATTCTTCAAAGCGCCATCCAACATATTGTTTAATTGTATTTTCAACAGTAGATATTTCTTTACGTTTAACATCATTCCACCAGTAACCTTTACCAATACCAACAGCTTGGGCAAGGTAAGAACCCCAACCATAAGCTTGGGCACCTTCGCCAGTACTCATAAAGTTATGGTTGAATTTACGGTACGTAGCAGCAGTACCGTGCCATGTGCCAGACATTTCCAAACGAGCAGCACCGTAGGCCATATTGACCACGTCTTGCGCTGTTAACTTCTCAGGTTTAAATCCAAGGCGACGAACCGCAACTTTAAATGCTGCCCATAATGTACGGAACCATGCGTACAACGGACCTGATTCTTTTGCAGTAGCCGTAGGATCAACACCCGCCAGCATGGCTTCTTCAACAAAGTAAGCCAACAATTCATTGCGTTGGTCTACAGTAGGTGTTGCAGCGTAACCTACACGTTCTCTAGCTTTGTTAGCCAACTTAGATTCAAGTGAACCGTCATTTGCTGCAGCCCATGTTTCTAATTGGTCAACCAGCTTGTTATATACATCTGTAGGCAACAAATTCTCAAGACCTAAGTGGGCTCCAACTTCGTGCATAAACTTAGCACGACCTTCACCTTTACTAATGCGATTGGCAATTAAATACGCAGTGCCATCAGCGGCAACACCATACGCACCTTTATCGCTAATTG